TGTCTGTCTTCTGGAGGTAAGAAAGATACATTTAGGTCACTAATATTTCCATCAGTAAACATAGCTTTAATTGTTGGTTTGCCTTCTAAATTTATAGTAAAATCACCTGCTCCTGTAGCTGGATCATAGTTAAAAGGAACCGACGGATAAAGACTAAACTTTCCACCAATAATCGTAAAATCTAATAAAGAAAAAACAGCTTGCTGATAAATAAATTCTCTTAAATTTACTTTATTTGAAATCATTCCATCCCAAAACAACTTATTCGCATTACAGAATTTTGCAGCAATAATCATATTATCTTTATCGACAGAAGTAGCACTAATAACAGCACCAGCTCCTATAGTTTTATCTGTTAATAAGGCATAAGCAATTTCAGGAAATAAACTTGTAGCCTTTGTTGTTCCATCTATTAAACTTTCAACTACAACTCCTTGTTTAAAGTAAGCAGAAAATTGACTGAAGTTTGTCCACTCTTTTGAACTGTTAATCCTTAATCCTGCATAAGCTAAGTTTTCATAAGTTGCTGAATTTCCTTCTGTATCAAAACCTATATTCCCAGGGTCTTCAGTTCTTACTATTTCATTACAGTATGTGATTTGATGTTCAGGCCCATCCAAATGGCTTGATCTATCTCCTTCATATTGCCAAAAATCAGCAGCCGCATCATAAGGATTTAATTCGCTGAGAATTTCATCACTATAAATATCCCCAGAAGTTGAAACTTTTACTTGAAAGTTTATATTTTCTGGCAAACCTAAATGATTAATAGTATTGTTATTTTTGTGTATAAATACATTATCATTATTCTCATAAGCATTATTGCCGACATCATGCAAAGACCATTGAGCAAAATATTTCATATCTCCTCCTGATCCAGCAGTATAAATAGTTAAATTAACCTCCATTGCTGATCCTTCTCCACCATCAAGCATCACAGGACCACTAAACGCTGGAGTTACAGCACTTATGTCTTCTTGCTCATCTTTATTAACGCTATACAACTTAGTAGTTGAGCCAGGGTGGTTTATTTTGTAGCTATTAACAGTAAATTTACCGCCACTTCCAGCTAATGTTGTGTAGTGAAACTCAACTTGAGAAGGATCAGATCCTTGGTAACCATTGTGAACAGGTCCATCCCAAGTACCTTCACCATCATGGTAGTTTTGAATATGATCAGTAACATCAACTTTATTAATGTATAACCTCCAAGTAGTTAAACCAGGTGCAGGATGATTTTGATGTGCAGCAATTGTTGTTCCGTGAGCACCTGAACCATTTATATAACCTCCATAATTAGGTGGATAGAAAAAACGATCTGTAAATATTCGATTAGATGTTCTTACTTCTGGCAAATTACTAATTGATGCACCAGAATAATTTCCTGCTTGACTAGGGTAAAAACCTGTAACTCTATTAGCTGCACTTTGTACTTTAGTTTTACTTGGTTCCCCTAAATTCCATTCTTTATTGCTTAAATTTTGTTTGTTTAAATTGTGCTGATCATCTCCTGCAAACTTAACAAAGTAACCTTCACAATTGAATTGCTGAATATCAGTTTCTTCTCTTACACCATTAGCATTTAACATCATTGCATAGACAGGATTGTATCTTTCTCCTTCTTCATAAGCTTCTACTTCTTTAACAACAGCAGCTCCAGGGTGAGGAAAAAATCTATATTCAAATTGATCAAAACTAGGTTGATCTATTCTTAGATAATTGTATTGAAATTCTGGTGTATTACCTTTTACACAAAACAAACCAGTATGAGCTTCCATGTTTGTAGTAGGTTTCAACCAAATCCATGTATCTTCTCCACTTTTTCTTACTTGTAATTTAAAAAAGCTATAACGAGTAATATATTTATTAATATTGCCTAATTGTAAAGTAGATTTATCGTCATAAATTTCAAATAGTTTTTCTTCTGAAGGTTTACTATTTACATTTGCAAATTGAATTTGTTTAAATACTTTTGATTTAATTCCTATTTCTGTAATGTGGCATTTTCTGTTATTAGATATAGTTCCTAAAGTAACTTTTTGCAGAGTCAAGCGACTATTTGCATTAAAAATATCTTGATAATTTTGCTCATAATAAAATTTATTTTGATCTCCCACACGAACAGTAAAAAATTCTCCACTTTTATTCCAACGAGGATTACTTAAGTGTGTTGCTAATTCGTTATTAGGTACAGCTTCAAATCTTCCAGACTCTACAACTTTAAAAAAGAACGCTCTAACTTTAGTTCCGTCCCAAGGTTCACCCTTAATTGTTTGCCCATCTTCTTGTATGTCATAACAAGTAACTAAAGCCGAACCAGCCATATATTGCTCACCTACTGCAAGATATGAATCAGTGGTTTCTCTTACTGTTTTCGTGGCGGCATTAACATCTTCAACTCCATGTGGATCCATTGTTAGGTCTGGATCAACACTATCTTGTTGATAACCAACACCTTCAAATAATCCAAGCCTTCCACTACCAACTATTTGATAATGAATTTCTAAACCTTTTTGTATATCAACAAGTCCTAGTCTTTGGTTTGCGGTTCCGCCATTCATAAAACCTGCACCCATAGGCCACGCACCAAGCAACTTTCTTCTTTTTTTAAGTGCTATTCTTCCTGCTGGTCTTGATTCATCATCACTTATATCACTTTGTGTTCTGATTAATTGATAAGGCAAATAATATGCAGTTGCATTTGGCATAGGATTACTTAAACCAAATGTTGCTTGTGTTGTTGGATTCCTTGTTCCGCAAAAATGTTTAAGGTTATCTATTCTAAAAATATTTGTAGTATCACCAGAAAACAAACCACCTGAAGTTAAGAATGGGATGTTGTCAGAAGTATCCTTGTATATTTTTTCTGCGTGATAGCTTTCTAATAACAAGTCACCAATTGCATAGCCTTTTAATTCTGGTTTTTGTCCTATTTTTCCTAAAGAAAATAGAGCAAGTATTTTTAGTTGTTGATAACGACCCAAGCTTACTAACTGTGACCAAAGAAGCTGTGAATTAACACGAATACCTCCATACCCAATACCATCTACTGTTTGACGATTAGTAAAAACAAGAGGAATTAAATCACCTAAATTTGCTAAATCTTGAACACTATTAAAACTAAATTGAGGTGCAAACTTCTTAGTACCACCTATATCTGCTGTTCTTTCATTTGTCCCTTGCTTCATGCTTGGGGGCTTCGGTGCTAATAAAACACTTGCAGCAGTTAAAGCAACACCAACAGCAACTTGTCCAAAGAAAGTTAAACCACCTGCTTGAGTCATTAACCCAAGAGAAACAGGATCGCATCTAATGTCAGGAATTAAGTCATAAGCTGCTGGTCGTTCTTTTACTTTTGCTGCTACACCTTCTAAAAATTGAAAATATTCTTCTTCTGTTATTCCGAGAGTATTACAGAGATCGGCTTCCGTTGGAAGTAGCACCCTACGAGCGAAAGGGCTTCTAGCGGCAACCATTTCACCACCGACCTGCCTAATGTTTTTTGGTAACTCAGCCATCCTTCCTCGTAAAAAGCTGCCATGCCATAACCATCATCTGATTTGCATAAGCCAATTGTTCCTAGTTTAGGGGGTGATTCAACTCCCCACCTATTTAATTCTTCAAAAAAGATACTATAGTCTTTTCTTTTTAATCTTCGATACCAATCACGCTCTCCTTGAGGAACAGTAAAACCATAGTGACCCAATACTGTACGAACCAAAGAAAGGCAGTCTCCAGTGCCATGTATAGCAGGATCAGAACCTAAGCGATATTCAAGACCTATTAATTTGTAAGGCTTCAAAGATTTTGCAAAGTACCAGTTAAAGGAAGATGAGAACATCTTGCAGTTGTTAACGTTTGCTGTGGAGCATTTGCACCAACAGCATCTATAGCACTAGATAAAATTAACTCTATGGATTGAGCGTCATAACCCATTCCAGCAGCTAACCAACTTTCACCGCTTATCTTTCCTCCATTAGCAGCAACAGTATCTTTATTAAAATCTGATGTCATTAAAAAGGTTTCTACTTCTATCAAATACTTGTTATCTACAAATTCTTTTACATGGTTCATGCTTAATAAGTTATTAGCAAGAACAAGAGAAGCTTCTAAGTTATCCCCTGATCTATTCATTGCTGCACCTTGATAAAGGAACGACAAATAATCATGTCCGTCTACAGGAGAATGTCTACCATTTTGAAATTTATGTTGTACTGTTCCATCTGCATTTTTAACAGTAAGAAAAGCAGTTAAAGCAACAACTGACATTACATTCCTATCCTTGATCTAGCTGATCTGCTATTTCGCAGAGTGGACATTGCTCTAGATTCTCCAGCTTTTGCACCTTTAGAAGCTGCACTATTAATGATTTGACCTATTGCAGATTTAGGAACAAATTCTTCAGAGTTAAAATTCAATATTGGGCCAGAATAATTTACGGTTGTTTGTGCATCAGCTCCACCTCCTGCGGATGATTGACCAGTACCCGGAATAACAGATTCACCCCTAGCACCTGAAGAATACCGTTGCATTGACTGAGCCATCTTAGAGGCTGGAATGATGTACTCATCCTCTCCAGCTTCTCCCACGAGTCCCATTGTGGGCTTGCTGACCATTCCTCCAGATGCGAATGGTTTTATTCCATTAGAGACATAAGCACCTTCAGCAGCCGTTAATCCAAACCCTGAAAAGATGGCTTTCTTTAAAAACATACTTCCTATTTGTTTAGCAATTCCAGCAAGTGATTCACCTAAAGATTTAGTCCCATCTATTAATCCCATAATTGCTCCATGTAATCCTTCAGCAATTGTTGTTTTTACTTGCTCTAATGTTTTTTTCCAATCTTCTAAACCTTTCTTGCCTTTATCTAAATTCTTAGGAAGTTTATCTGTAATTTTATCCAAACTGTTTTCTGAAGTTACAGGGTTGGCTAAATATTCAGAGATAGCTTGAGCAGCATCAACATTGGCACTTGATAATGCTTTGTCTAACGCTTCAGTATCAATAACAAGTCCTTTAGCAGAGTCAAAAGTATTTGTGACTGTATCTCTTACATTTCCAGCAGCACCCGTAACTGCATCAGTAACTCCTCCTACAACACCACCTACTTTTTCACCTACAACATTTGCTACTGCTTTTGCTTTACCCATCATAAAGTCAAGAGCTTTTTTCATCCAATCAGGCAAGCTTTCATAAAAACTATTAATTCTTTCTTTTAACGTATCAAAAGCTTTAGAGAAGAAACCACCAATACCTTCCGCAATGCCTTTAATTGCATCTGAAACACCTGTGTAAACGTCAACTATTTTTGTTGCTGCTCCTGTTGCAACATCACTAATTCCTATCCAAATATTTTTTAAACTTTCAACAGCAGGGGCAAAAATAGCAGGTAAGTTCCCAACTAATTTTCCAACAATTACAGCAAACTTTTCAAATAGAACAAAACCTCTTGATACAGCATCATGGAATCCCATGAAAGCATTTGAAATTGCTTCTATCTTTTCTGGTCCTAAAGATTCTTTTAAACCTTCTCCTAAACCTTCTATAAATTTTGCAGCAGCAGACAAAGGGAAAATTAAAGTTTTAAAGGCATTACCTAAAGCAACAACAAACTTTTCACTACCAACTATTTTTGCTAAGCCTTCAATTAACGGTGCAAAAGTAGGAGCTAAATCCTTCCCTAAAGTTTCTTGAAAATCAGCAAAGTTTTCACCTAATAAATCTAAAGCACCAGCAAATCCACTTCCTGCTGCTTTTGCTGCTCCTGCATACTGACCTTCAATAATTTCTAATATCTTGGCTTGTGCTCCCATCGCATCACCAGATTCTTTTAATCCAATAATTAAATCTTTTTGTGCGTCAGTAAAGATAATTCCTGAACGTGACAAGTTAGCTAAGTTCTTTTCTGGTAAATCAATTGCTTTTGCTAATTGCATGAAAGCCTGATTTACATCTGTCCCTGAAACTTCTGCAACGTCAGCAGCCGCTTGAGCTATACGGTCATAAGAACTAACGGCAATACTTCTAAAACTGGTTAGTAATTTAAAACCTTCATTAAATTGATCCTGACTAAATAATGTTGTATTTCCTAACCTGTCAGCACTTTTTTGTAAAACTTTTGCTGCTGACTCACTATCAGTAACTAATCCTTTTAAACCATTCCTCAATACTTTTATATCTTTTTCCCTGTCAGCCATTCTTTTGAAACTGCCAGTTACAGTTCCAATTGCAGCAGTAACAGCAACTATAGGAGCCATTACCTTAGCTAAACTTGCACCTAAACCCAATACACCTTTCTGAGCTACACCAGCACTAACAGCAGTATTTTTTAAACCAGTATTAAGTTTTAAAGTTTCAGCTCTTAAAGCTTTGGCGTTTGCTTGTGCTTTACTCGTGAGTAAGGCAACTTCAACATTTGCTACTGCTGGCATTTAATCGACCTTTTTTAATAGTTTAACGATAGCGTGAACTACGCATAGATTCTTCTTGCTCATCATTCAATAATTCAAAATAAACAGACCAAAGTAAAAGCTCTGATTCATTCATCTTTTCGTTTAGTTCCCTTAGTGTATAGCCTAATTCCTTTGCTACCCCTAACTGAAGTCTCAACCAATTATCTTTTTTTAGTTGAGCTTTAATTATTTTGGGTCAATGACTTGCCTCTCTTCTGTAGAGTTAGGTGTTTCTTGAATAACAGAAAGCATTAAAGCTTGCAAATCTGCATGCCTTAATTCGTTTTTCATTTCAGCTATCTGTCCATTTCTAAATAATTTTGTTCCGTTTTGATCTGTTGCTTTTTGAACAAACAAAGTCAAAGCAAAAGCATCTAAATCTCCTTCGTTGCCCATTTCTTTATTAATTTGTTTTGCTCTTTCATTTTCAGCCATTGTTAAAGGAGTTGACCAAAATTCAAAGACACCTCCTGTTTGCAACTCAACAGTTTTCTTTGTAGGTGTTAAATTAGCAGCTTTTTTTAATTGATCTAAAGCCGATAACTTAGTTTTGGCGGCAGGCATAAAGGGTAATTCTGTTTGCTTTATAACTGTACGCATAAAAAAACCCCTATGCAACTACGCATAAGGGTATAACTAATTTATTAAGCAGATGCACTTAAATCAAATACTGGAGCACCTGTTGGCCTGAATGAAATCTCTACCATCTGAGCATCATCAGGGTTAATGTTGAAGCTTGCAGAAAGTAAAGCAGCATCCATTGAAATAGACCTACTTAAAACTTCAGACGATTGCTTGTCTGTGTAAAGCCTAAATGCAGCTCCTACTTGCTGACGTTGTAAAACATCTTCTACAAGTCTGTTAGATAAAGCAGCGTCTTCATCTGTAACATAAACACTTGCACTACCTGAACCATCAGCGAAACCAGGAATATAAGCTTTAAATGGTGCTGTTTGTCCTACTGTTTGACCAATAGTTGTTACGTCAATCTCAGCTCTTGTTACTTCAAAAGACCAAGATTGAACTTGTCCAATAGCAGCATAATCACTGTAATAAACCTCAAACTCATTAGGTGCTGCGGCTGTTCCAACATCAGTTAAGTTCACAGCAGAACCGCCGTTTGTCGCTGATACAGTCATTGCTCCTGTGCTTGCTGTGTAAGTCTTAACAAAATACTCAGTGCCAGCAGTTAAACCAGCAGGTAAAGTTCCAGTTCCTGATCCTCCAGAAGAAGAATCAACAACTTTAAACTTAACTGGATCTCCTACCTTGAGGTTTAAGTAAGATTGAACAACCATAGTTTCAGTTCCTATGGTTACGTCTGAAGGAGAGAATGTCCCTGTTGTACCAGCAGGTTTGTAGTACAAGGCTCCAGACGTACCTGATAAAACAGTGACAGCCATTGGATTAAATTAGTCTAAGTATGCATCAAATGTAGCCGAAAATTGCGTTTGAAAAAACGCTTCTTGCTCGGCTGGTCTTATTGTAGCTGGACCTTGAGAAGGGTCAAAGATAATACTACTAAATTTGGCTCTGTCAAACTTATCTTTTATACGTTCTGCAATTGTGTAATTAGCTCCAGCACCTACTCCAGCAGGTGTAAAAACATCAATAGTTAAAGTCCCTGTTTGTCTGTTGAATGACTTACCAGTAGCAGGTGCTTCTAAAGTTGCATAATTATTATTTCCAAAAATCAACGAAACAGCAATCCAAGGAGTGTTGTTTGGTGGAGTGAATGGAGCATTTGGATAGCTAACAGGATAGGAAGGACTTACTGCCATTTCTGTAGCAATCCGACCTTCTATTGCTGCCCTAACATCATTAAACGTGCTACTCATGACGACAAACCAATACGTCTTGCATTTACTTTAATCATCCCTTGAATGTCCTTTGCTACTTGAACAGGGATATAGTTTTTTTGATATTTATTATCTTTAGTTCTCCATCTGTCTTGCCATGAACTAGGTAAATTGTTCCCTGTCAATACTGGTTCAGCGTATGGCAAATTTGTATGTATATGGTAATTCTGACCAAACCTTTCAAGTGTATAGTTCATTCGATCAACAGGAGGGACTGATTTAGTAACGGGTCCAAAACCTGCTCCACCTCTTGCACTATTTTCACCAACTTGCCAACTATTCATTAATCTTCCCGAATCAACTGGGGTTGCTTGTTTTACTTTTGAATCAGCCTCCATCACTGCAACTCTGATTAACTTGTCACATTGATCTTGTATATAGTCATCAATTTGGTTTACTTGGATTATTTTTTTAGCCATTACGACCTCAGAATTAATTCATAACTAATAGCAGTATTACCTTGTTCTGTTGTCTCAATCCTAATAATTTGATGAACTGTAGAACTAATAACAACTCGATCTGAAATTGTTGGAGTGTAACTTAAATCAGATGCAGCAATTGTTAACCGTTTATCAGTTGCTTTTATTAATTCTCCTACTTCTCTTTTAGAAACACCTTCAACAAAACCTTTAACAGTTGTGTCTGCAGTTGTCTCTCCCATTGCACCTGTAGTGGTGTTATAAGCACTTCCTGTAACTTTACGAATCGTAACATTACCACCTACAGCTTTAAGGACTTTGCTTGCTGCTTTTCTAAAGCCTTTAGGTTTTACTGGCATTAGATCCTATAAGCAATAACTGATCCTGCACTTGTTTGAGTGATGCTGGTGAAGACTCCTTCTATTTCTGTGCTTGCTTTTAGATCAATTCCAGAAACAGTAGAAGAACCATTCTTGGTGACATTTGGAGAAACCAAAGTAACAGTCGAATCTGTTAAACAAGTAATTTTTCCAAACCTCCCAGTATGGGCGTTTGTGTCTGTGATGATGAGTGCGGCAGGATAAGACATTCCCATTAGCTTCTTTTAACAGCGATGTTTCCAGGTCCACTAATTCTAATGCCTGTGAAGTATCTTTCAAACATTGGTGGTACACGATCAGCACCAACAGCACCATAAGAATTAGGAGTTGCATCCAAAGATCCAACTTTGATGTTTTTATAATCTTCTAATCCACTAAGTCCAAGACCGTCTTTATTGTTATTCAAGTAAGCAGCTAAAACGGCTTGTGCTTTCTTTAATTGATCTGGTATTTCTGTATCTGTAAAATAATCAGTTGTAATACGAAAAGGAAAACCAGTTGCATAAGTATTGATATAAGTATCAGGCTTTCTTACTCCAGTTCTAGGCCATTGCATTGCTTGTGTATCTGTGGCTCTAGCACCCAAAAATCTTTCACGATCAATCCTTTGTGCTGCTGTATATAAAGC